GTAGTTACTTACAGTTTCTATTGCAAAACAAATCAGCAACTGCTGGAGCATCTACAAACTATGTATTGAGTAATGATTCTGGAACAGACTCTACCTATTACGGTGAGTTTGGCATGAATTCCTCAGTATTTAGCACTTCTACTCCAGCAGACTTTTTCTCGATTAACAACGGTGTTTATTTCTCTGGACACGATGGCGATGTATCAATCGGTTCTGGAAATGGCTTCAAAAGCTACTTTGCTTGGGGAACTGTTGGACAGTCAGCCCACGTAATCAATGCTGTTGGCGCTATTGGCTTATCGACTAACTTAGGCACAACGCCTGCGTTATCAGGCACAACGGGCTATGGAACATCTGGTCAAGCATTAGTAACGGCTGGCTCTGCTTCCGCTGCGACATGGGGAACAGTTGGCATCAACGGAGGCGGTACAAATGGAACGGCTACTCCTACTGCTGGTGCTGTCCCCTATGGTACTGGTACTGCTTACGCATTTACTGCCGCAGGTACTAGCGGATATGTTTTAACCTCAAATGGTGCAAGTGCGCCAACTTGGGCAGTAGCAACCGCTAACGCTACGGTGACAGATGACACCACAACAAACGCAACACGTTATCCATTGTTTGCAAACCAAACGACTGGCAACCTCACAACCGAGTATGTAAGTTCAACAAAACTTAAATACAATCCAAGCACAGGGGCGTTGACCGCTTCTCAGCTAATCATTGCACCGTAAGGAAACATCATGGGTCAATTAGTTTTTCAAGCAGCTTTAGGCGGTCAGACCAATTTGGTCGGTGCTAATACAGCGTCAACCTACAACATTAACGTTCCTGCGGTAAACGGCAACGTAGTCACCACAGGCGACACAGGCACAGTTACAACAACAATGCTTGCAGCAACTTCTGGTTCAGGGTCTGTTGCATTAACAACAAGTCCTAGTTTTACAACTCCAGTTTTAGGTACTCCTACAAGTGGTACATTGTCAAACTGTACTGTTGATGGCACAAACAATATTGGATATATCAATATTCCACAAAATAGCCAATCCGCCGCTTACACATTAGTTTCCACTGATGCTGGAAAACACATATTTCATCCGTCAGGCGATGCTAATGCGCGAACTTACACAATCCCTGCTAACAGTTCGGTTGCGTATCCAATAGGCACAGCAATTACATTTATTAACATGACTTCTCAAGTTGTAACTATTGCCATTACGACAGATACGATGTATTTAAGTTCAGCAGGCACAACTGGTTCTCGTAGTTTGGCTCAATATGGCTCTGCAACAGCCATAAAAATTACATCAACATCTTGGTTAATTTCGGGGAGTGGTTTGACATGAGTGGTGCTTTACAAGCTGTTTATCAAAATCAACGTAGCTTTGGCACACCGCCAGGCTCTCAATCCTATACAACCACTGGAACTTATTCTTGGGTTGCGCCAAGTGGCGTAACGTCTGTTTCTGTTGTTGCGGTTGGTGGTGGCTCTGGAGGCGTTGTTTCTAACGCTAGTGCTAGTGTAATTTCAGGCGGTGGCGGTGCTGGCGGCGGATTAGGATACAAAAACAATTATTCTGTTACTCCGGGTGGTTCTTACACTGTTGTTGTGGGTGCAGGTGGTTGCGGTTGTTATAGAACTCCTGCTACTTCTGGTGGCGATTCTTATTTTGTATCTACTTGCACAGTTAAAGGTCGCGGTGGTGTTGGTAGGTATAATACAGCAGGCGGAAACGGCGGTACTTATGTAGGCGATGGTGGAGGAAATGGTGGTTGTGGTGGTAGCGGTAATAGTAATAATAACGGAGGTGCTGGCGGCGGTGGCGCTGGTGGTTATGCTGGTTCTGGTGGTATTGGCACTCAAACTACGGGTTCAGGCAATATAGGCACTGCTGGTGGTTGTGGTTCAGGCGGCGGTGGCGGTGGCGGCGGTAGCGGTACTGCTTGTTGCACATATACAAACGGCGGCGCTGGTGGTGGTGGCGGTGTTGGACTATTTGGTCAAGGCACAAGCGGCTCTGGTGGAATAGCGGGAGTTAGTGGAGCTACACACGGCGGTGGAGGCGGTGGCGGTTCTAGTGGAACAAATGGTGCTACACCTAGTATTAGATACTATGGGGCAAATGGTGGAAATTATGGTGGCGGAGGCGCTGGGGGAACTTATCTATCTGGCGTTTGCGGCAATGGTGGTACAGGTGGTAAAGGAGCAGTCCGTATTGTTTGGCCTGGTAACACCAGAACATTCCCATCAACTTGCGTAGGTTCACCTTAATTTTTAACGGAGAAACAAATGAGCCTTTACATTGAAACAGAAAACGGCGTAACTAAGAACCATCCTGCGCTTGAAGACAACCTGATCCAAGCGTTTGGCTCCGTGCCAGAACATTGGGAAGCCTTCACCCGCGTCGAGCGTCCTGTGCCTGCTATGTATCAGACTATGGATAGCCAAGAGCCTGTATACGCGCAGGTTGACGGTGTGTGGACTGATGTGTGGTCACTGCGCGATATGACTGCTGATGAAGTTGTTGCCAAACAACAAGAAGCTAAAGACGCATGGGCTGCACTGCCTAACCGCGACAACTTCGCTGCTTGGACTTTTGATGACGCTACCTGTGCGTACCAGCCACCAACACCGCGTCCGACTGAAGGAAACTTCTTCTGGCAGGGTACAACCTTGACATGGGTCAGTCGTCCAGAGTATCCAACAGACGGCAAAACGTATAAACTGGACTTCGCTTCCGCCACTTGGGTGGAAGTAACACCCTAACAAGAGAAGTTCATGGCAAAAACTGCCACCAAAAAGTCCAAAGCAAAAGTCTGTAAAGCCGCCGAATCGGTTGCTGAAGTCGTGCTGCAAACGCAACTTCAAGTTGCGCATCATTTTCCATGCCCAATCTACTTGATTGAGCGTCCTGACTTTTTGGAAACGGTTAACACTGTCTCTGAAGAAGCCTTGGCAGAGTCCCGCAAGACGCAATCGCTCAATGAAATCTATCCTGTCTACATGACAGGTAACTACTTTGGCGACCCACGCATGGCCAAGTTTTCCGAGTTTGTTGGGGCTACTGCTTGGAACATTCTCAATGAGCAGGGCTACGCCATGCAAGACAAAGTGGTGTCTTTTACAGAAATGTGGACTCAAGAACATCACAAACATTCAGCAATGGATGCTCACGTTCATGGTTATGGTTCTCAAATAGTTGGTTTTTACTTTTTAGAAACACCAGAAAACTGTTCTCATGTTGTATTTCATGACCCACGTTCTGGAAAGATGCAAATTGATTTGCCAGAACAAGATGTAAATATGGCTACGCCAGCTAGTAAAATGATTAACTTTACGCCAAAACCTGGGATGATGATTTTTGCTAATTCTTGGTTAGCTCATTCATTTACTCGTCACGCTGCCGATAAACCAATAAAGTTTGTTCACTTTAATTTGTCTGTTCAACAAGCCCCTGTAACCTGTCAAATTCCACCAGCAGAAGTGGTATGAAAACATACAAAATTCGTTTTAACAAGACTCGGGGTCAAGTTGGTCGTGGAACGATAAATCACGTTTGGCGTGTTTTTGAAAATGGCAAGGAATTTTTGTTTAAAAATTTAAACATTACAGCGCCTATTAAAAGCGAAAAAGATGAAAATGGCGTTGATTACAACATCATTTGTCAAGGATATTTGATAATTGATAAAGCCACATCAACCGCACACATAGCTGCTGAAATCACGGTGGAAGCATGAAATATGTCTGGAAAATTACAGAGCTAAAAACCGAGGGTGATGCACTTACGGCTAAATATCATGCTTCTTTGATTGATGACATAACTATTGAAACTGAAGGCTATTGGACATTCCAAGAACCTAAGTCTTTGGATGGCGTAACAGAAGAAACTGTTGCTGGTTGGATTGATGATGAGACTACCAAAGATGGGGTAAGTAGCATAAAATCAAGGCTACTGGAACAGTTTAATGCGGTAAAAAGCAGTCAGGATTTGGCATTGCCTTGGAGACCACCAACTTTCAAGCCAAGTTTATAAGATAAGGATTCAACATGGTAATGCCAATAGAAATCATTAGCAGAGCATTGAAGGACATTGGCGCACTAGAAGCTGGTGAGACACCTACGCCAGATGCAGCGTTAGACGCTTTTGATATGCTGAACGACCTTGTTGACCAATGGTCAAACGAAAACATGATGGTTTTCAACGTCACAGAGATTATTTTTCCTGTAATTTCTGGTCAAGTTCAATACAGTTTAGGCCCTTACCCGCAAACGACAAACTTTATCGGTGCGTCATTCAATGGGTCTATTTCTGGCAACATTCTTACTGTTACTAGCGTAAATTCTGGTGCTGTGGCGCAAGGTCAATTCTTAAGTGGAACTGGCATAACGTCAGGCACAAAGATTATCGGAAGTATTACGGGCGGTGGCGGTAATGTAATTGAGGCTGGTACTTATCGTGTCAACATCAATCAAACAGTTGCTACAACCGCGATTACAGCAAACTATCAAAAGCCTTTAGGGATTGATTCTGCCTTTGTAAGGGTAAACACTACGGCTAACGGGCAACCGATTCAAGGCGGTGGTTTGGATTACCCCATATCGGTATTGGCGTTGCAAGACTATCAAATGATTGGTCTAAAGACGCTAAACGGCCCTTGGCCTAAAGCGCTGTATTACAACCCTAATGAAGAATCTGGCAACTTGTTTGTGTGGCCTAACCCCGCACAGGGTGAGATGCACTTGTTTGCCAATACCTTGTTTAACCGATACAGTTCTTTAAACGAATCTATTGTGTTGCCACAAGGCTATTCAATGTGTTTAAGATGGTGTTTGGCAGAGCGTTTAATGCCTATGTATGGCAAAGCCTCGCAGACCCAAATAGCCATGATTTCGCAGTACGCAGCGCAAGCAAAGTCTACGCTGAAACGCACCAATATGAGTCCGCTACAAGTGGCTCGATATCCTGATGCACTTTTGGTCAGCAAAGCCAAGGATGCTGGATTTATCCTCACTGGCGGCTTTATCTAAAGGACTGAAATGCCTGATTTTGGCTTCGTCGGCCCTAGTTACGAAACACCAAGCATCTACCAAGATTCGCAGGAGTGCATCAATTTCTTTCCAGAAGTTGACGCTATGAAGCAGCCTGGCACTCGCGGTGTGGTGGCTCTTTACCCTACGCCTGGTCTGACCGCACAGGTCGTACTGCCTAACCAGCAAGAAGTGCGCGGTATGCGTACTTTGTCGGGTGGAACTACGATGATTGCGGTGTGTGGCCCTTACGTCTACGCGCTGACCTCTAACCTTGTTCCGTCAGTTATTGGCGTTCTTAATTCCAGTTCTGGAATAGTAAAGATTAGCGATAACGGCATAAACGTCTATATTGTTGATGGGGCGTATCGGTACACATGGTATATATCTAGCCCAGCAACGGCTGTATTTACCGCCTCTACAAGCGCTACAACGCTTACTGTTAGCTCTGTGTC